AGTAGATGAAAATTTCTTTAACTACGAAAAAACTATTCGTGGTGTAGATGCTGGTAGTCCATATCAGATTACATATCTACCAAGTAAAGACATTAAAAAAGATTATTCTGCAGATGTCAGATATGGTATGTTGGCTGGTCTTAATCCAGCACAAGGTTTAATTTTTATGTTGCAAGCCCTAGGCGGTGGATTAATTTCAACAGACCTTGCTATGCGTGAATTACCATTTGGTATTAACGTAACTCAAGAGCAAGAAAAAATTGAGATTGAGCAAATGCGTAAATCATTAGTTCAATCTTTACAAGCATACACTCAAGCAATTCCACAAATGGCAGTACAAGGTGCTGACCCATCTGCTGTAATTAAGAAAGTTGCTGACGTTATTAAAGCACGTCAAAAAGGTGTAAGCATTGAAGATGCTGTTGAAGAAGTATTTACTCCTGAAGAATTACCTCCTACTGAGGCTGCCCCTTCTATGGTTGAGCAAACGTCCCCTGCTCCCGCTGGTGCTTCAGTAGGAGGCTCTCCTGCTGGTGGACCACCACCATCACTACAAACTTTACTTGCTAGTTTAAATGCTAGCGGAGAAGGAACGGCTAGCGCACGAACTGCAGTACGTAGATAACTTGCGAGGGGACAATGACAGCAATAGTAGGTATCCAAGGTAAAGGCTGGGCTGTATTAGGTGCAGATACTGTAACCTCATATCAAGACAGACCATATGTAGCCAAAGGTTGCGAAAAAATAGTTAAGGTTGGTGAATATTTAATTGCAGTTGCAGGTGATGCAATTGTAGGAGATATTCTTAATAACTTATGGCAACCACCTAAAGTAATTAAAACGCAAGACCCAGATAGATTTATGATGATTAGAGTATTACCATCTATGAAACAAACAATAATAGATGGTGGATACGACCCAACACCTAAAACAAAGAATGATGATGATTCTGGTTGGGATGCACTAGTTTGTTTTAATGGAAAAATATATCAAGTTAGTGATGACTATGGATATATGAAAGATGATAAAGGTTTATACGCAATAGGTTCTGGTGGAACCTTAGCACTTGGTGCATTAGCAGCACTAGAGTCTGAAACTAAAACTCACGCTAAAGCATCAGGGGCTGCAAAGAAAGCAATTAATATTGCTATTCAATACAACATATGGTGTGGCGGTACTGCAACTGTTAAAACTCAATTTACTAAGTAGGAGATAAAATGGCAGAGTTAATTAGAGAAGAAGTATCTGGTATTGGACCAATGTCTAAAAGAACAGATTTAAATGTTTCAAATCAACCTGCTAAATATATTTCTGGACTTCCTTATGGACAAGGCGAAGCCACCTACGACCAACAAACTGCAGCACCTATGGCTGGAACTACTACAATGCCAGAGGCTAAATTGCCACCAATTGTTGCTTTAGATGAGCCAACACAATTTCCTAAACAACCAATATCTTATGGTTCTAGTTGGGGCGAAGGTCCAGGACCAAGCCAAATGGCAATGCCTGCAGTAAACCCAGCAAACATTATTTTTCGTGCTATGCAATATGACACAAGTGGTGCGTTAGAGGCTGTCTATAATAAATTAAATGAGGCGTAATGTCTTTTACCAATCCAGTAGGACCTACACCTTTAGGGGTAAATACTAATTTAGCCAACAGAAATCCAGAAATCTATGGAGCATCTTTGGCTGGACAGTGGAATCCAGAAGAACGTTTTGTAATTAATAATATTCAAAACCTTCTTGACTTGGATAAAGACCTTGCTAGAACTAGAGACTTAGATAAGGCTAAAAAGAAATTTAAAAGTTTAGACCCAGAGGTCCAAGGTGCTTTAGTATTTCTTAATCCTAATGCTGAGTATCAATTAGAGGATAAATCTTTACTTAAAAAAATTGGTTCTGGCATAATTGATTTTGTTAAAACTCCATTACGTGGTGTTATTGATACTGCAGAAACTTATGTTAATTTAACTCCACCTGCAACACCATACAGAGCACTTAGAAGTATTTTTGATACTGGTGATAATAAAAATGCTTTTCAAAAAATACTAACTAAAAAAACTTGGAGTGATGCCTGGAATGGTGTCAATCAATGGGACGGCGTAGCCGTAAAAAAGTTAGAAGAAAAATACGGCAAGGCTATGTCTGCACTAGCAATGGGTATTGCTGATGGCAAAAAGCCTAGTGAGATTATGCGTGAGTATGGTCAACTAGATGCTGATATGGCAAATGCAGTTGCTCAACTTAGTGGTGCCACAAAAGAGTGGAAACAGGCTTTTGCTGAACACAAGGCTTATCAAGTAAATATTGGTAATGACTATACTAACTGGGCTAACAATAATCATCCACCTAAAGATGGTGGTGCTTGGTCTTATATAATTCCATTTACATTAGCATTACCTACTCTTGGTGCAGCCGAAGTAACAACTTCTAAAAATGGTAAAAAATGGTTAGTAAGTAATCCTAATCCTTTTTCTAAAGACCAATACGTAAGTCCATCTGGCGCTATTAATTTTGCAGCAGCAATAGCCTTTGACCCATTGACCTATGTAACTGGTGGTACTTCTAGGGCTTTAACTCAAAGCGGTAAGTTAGCAGAAAAGTTTAATAATTCTTCTCAATCTACAATTCAAAAAGTAGATGAACTATTTCAAGTTCCTGCTTTTGCTTCTTATCACACACGGCTTGCTGAAAATATAACTGAACTTCGTGAAGCCAGACGTGCTAAAAATTATGTTGAGGCTGGTGTTATTAGAAATAGGATTGCTAATAACTTTCCAGAATATGATAATGATGAAGTTATTAATCTTTTAACTACTACAAAAGTATTAGATGATTCTGAAAATCTTGTAAATATAACAGATTTACCAACTATGCAAAAATTCTTTCAACGTGGAGAATATGCAAACTATCTTGTAAATGCTAAAGTTAATGGTGGAATGTTCTTTAAAGAAAACAACGTGGCCCTTGAGCGTAGAACAAGAAGTATTACAGATGGTTTACGTTCAATGTATGACCAAACATTTAATGGTATTGAACGTAGAGTACTTGAAGGTCAAGCACCTATACCGCAAAAAGTAGAAGATAACTGGTTAGAATTTGAAAAATATTTTGCTGACCAATTAAAAATTAGACAGTATGATTCTGGTTTCCAAGCAAGTATAATAGACCCTAATAAAGATGATGTTATTAAAACTCTTACAAATTCAGAAAAGAATTTTAAGAAGGCTGTTGGAAATGCTTTTGCTATTCAACCAGCACAAAAACAAATCTTTTATAAAGATGGTTATGTAGAGCGTTCTCTTAATGAATTTAGAAATTTTAGTCGTCTTTTAGTTGGCGATAAACTAATGGCTAATGCTTTAACTGAGCGTTATTTATTAATAGAGCCAGAAGAACGTCTTAATATGCTTCACAGTTTATACAATTTGTATTTAGATAAAATTGGTTTTTCTAATACAGCAGATGGTATAGCACGTAAGCGTGCTATATTAGATGGAATATTTGGTGGTCAAGGATTTGGACCAATACCAGAGTTTAAAATCCCAAAGCAAATGGATTCGCCATTATTGGCTAATCGTTTTGGTGGACCTAGTCAAATACTGCACACAACACCTGGCATATCTATGCTGAATTTTGACCAACTATTAACAGAAGTTTATAATTTAAATGAAGGAAATGTTAATCAACTTCTTCGTTATAAAGGAACTGGTGGATTAACAAACAATGCTATTTCTAGGGCTGCTAATAAAGCCTGGGCATTCTTTTTATTAATTCCTGACCTTGGTTGGAAATCTGCTGCTGACAACGCATTAGTGTATGGTATGACAGCACAACCAAAACAAATACTTTCATTTTTTACTGGTAGAGGTAAAGCAGGAAGTAAAGCCATTGCTGCTTGGAGTGGTTCAGAAAAAACTCAAGGTTTAATTAAATCTAGAATACTAGATGTTTTTGATAGAAATCCTGCTAAATATGTTTCTCCAGAAAAACGTAAAGCAATGCAGGCTATTCAAAAAGTAGATACAAGTTACACTACTCCTAGTGGTAGGGTAATTAAAAGTTCTGAATTAGTTTCTGCTGATGAATTATTTGGTGCGTCATTTGAGGAACGTTTAGCATCTACAGTTATGGCTAAATACGGCAGTAAATTAACACCTGAAGAAAATGGTTGGTTTGCTGAACTATTAATGTACAACAATCAATCTATTGAATCTATGGTTCAATCAACAGTTGCTGCTAATTTTGCTAATACAATAGTTGATGGAACTGTTGCTGCTGAAATTTATGGTAAGTCTACTTTGTCAGAAGCCTTAGAGGCTGCTGGACGCAAAGCAACTGGTACTTATAAAAATGATATTTATAATGATTTAATAGATTCAGATAAAAACCTTGTACATTTTTCTTCTTTCTATAAATACTTTGGAAAGAATATCTGGAAAAATGTAGACTTTGGTTCATTGTTTGTGCGTAATGGAGCACTTAGAACTGCAGACAATGTAAATTCTTATGTAGATGATGCAATGAAACGCATTGGTTATACTAAATCTGATGCTGGTAAATGGACTGTACCAGAAAATAACACTGTAAGGGTAAAAGAATTTAACAGTGAGTTTGGAAAAACTTCTAGTTTAAGAGCAACTGGTTTAACAGATGCAGAAATTACCGAATCTATTATTCGTTACTCTGCTGCTGAAATGTATACCGTATTTCACGGTAGTGCAGATGTATTTAATGAGCGCCTTTACTCAGCAATTACAAATAAAATACAAAGCGGTTTAGAAAAAGTAGCAAAGTCTCGTCAATTCCGTGGTAAAGATGCTATGCGTCGTACCGCCATTGGTAAAGAACTTGTAACTTTATCTCCAAAAGAAATAGCACGCCGACAAAAATATGAAACAGAACGCGGATTAGCCTCTAGTTATGTTCGTGGTATGTCTTTTCAAGAGTTTGAAGAATTAGCCAAAGGTTTTGGATTACAAGGTACAGTAAGAACTGACATTGATTTTCCACTTATGGTAAATCCACAATCTTGGTTTAAGAAAAATGGCAATATTGGCTGGGAAATGATGGACCGCCAAATAAATGATATCTTTTCAACAGATGCTTTTAGTATTGGATATCTTGAAGCACGTAGAAGTTTAAAGACCGAACAAGCAACATATACAGCCAGCCTTATTAAACAAGGTATATCTCCAGAAAATGCTATTATTCAGTCAAGTATTTATTTTCAAAATAAGGCTGCTCAAAATTCAATTAACAATGTTTTAAAATATGTAGATAACCCAGAGGTTAAAACACAATTAGCATTTAATCTTCGTGTTGCTGGACGTTTTTACCGAGCAGTAGAAGATTATACAAGACGTTTAGTTAGATTTAGTACTCGTCATCCAGAAAGAGTTTTATATCGCCTAGGTCATTTTAGTCAGGCTATGGATGGTAGTGGTATGACATACACAGATGACAATGGCACTGAGTATGTATTAGTACCTAATGATGGTGTTTTCTGGAGAACAGTAGCACCAGCCTTTGCTGCCGTGATGAATCCACTTGGAACAACGCAAGCAGTACTTGGACAAAATTGGGACTTCTTTAAACAACCAGCCTGGAATCAATACACATTAAAGATATCTATGTTGAATCCAGGATATGCAGAAGGTTCAGGTTTACCTACACTTACTGGTCCAACAATTGCAATTCCAGTATTAGGTGCTAGACAATTATTAACAACTGCTGGTACACAATTTAAATCTCCTAAATTATTAGAAATAGCAGATGGTTTAGATAACTGGTTACTTGGACCACAAAGTGATAACACAACTTGGCTTCGTGGTTTAATACCAACTAATTTATT